ACAGATGTTGTTGGCGGCGTTGTAACGCTAATAACACTCATCTTAGGATTGACCCGATCTGACTTTGAGACGCTATCAAAGAAGGCAAGACAGTTTACTCAGTTGGTAACAGCTGGGTTTGCTATGTCTAATTTGTTAGCAGCCACATTCTTGATCTTACCTGTTGTGTTACAATCAGCTTTAAAACATAAGTTTGGTACACAACAGGACAAAGATCTTGAATTAATAGAAGATTGGTTACAGCGGTCAAATGCTGTTATCCGACTTCGAAAAGTGACTAAAGTTTTAACCTCAACTGACTATTTATCATGGTTAACCACCTTGGTAGAAGAGTCAAAAGGATTAAAACTTAAGATCAAGTCACAAATAGTTGCAAATTTATTTGTAAGAAACTTAGTTTCTATATCAGAAATTTTGCAAATATTAACCAAATTTCATGAGAGTAACTCTTCAAGAGATCTCCCATTTAGCATTCATTTTGCAGCGGCGCCTGGTGTAGGTAAAACGCTAATATCTGATGCTTTTTGTAGAGAAATCTTTAAGGTTTCCTCTCATGAAATTTACACCGTCACTATAAGTGACGAGCACTGGAATGGATTCCTTGGTGAAGGCCATAAAGTAGTCGTTTTCGATGAATTTTTGGTTGGATCCGCAGAACAAAGGATGAAATTTGCTTTGCAATATCTCGAACTTATTAGTACCAAGTCTTATGCACCTCCGATGGCTAGTGTTGACGACCCTTCAGTGGGTCTGAAAGGAACTAGAGCGGAACCGCATGGAGTCTTGACTATTAATAATAATACGTATTTTTCAGTGTCTGGTATAAGAAACGAGGCACTACTCAGACGACGAAATTATGTTGTAAAAATAGAAATACGAGACGAATTTAAAAAATTCGTTATCGGAAACTCTTTACAACTTGATAAGTTATCTGAAGGACAAATACGTAATCTTGAGTGGATGAAGTTCGCAATTTTACCAGCAATGGCTAATGAAGGAACACCAGTTGAAGACCTCAGCTATAGTGATCTCATTTCCATTTTAAAACCTGCTTACGAACGCCACCAAGATACGTGTAAACTGATTCGAGACAGTTTACGGGATGATGTTCCATTGGAGAAACCACCATCTGTTCTTTTAGAGGAAACTCTGAGAGAACTACGTGGAATCCCCAATGAACCATTATCTGTAACTGATGCACTTTTCCAAATCTTCTCTGACACCAAAACTTTCTTTGGTTTCAAAGCTCAGGGACCCAAAAAAGATTCTAGACAGCAAACAATGGACAATCGCTTGATAGAATCAGATTTGAGGTACTTGAAAAATCAACTCAAGAAGATAAGGAAAGATACATCAGTTGAGAGAGTGGAAGAAATCATTATTAGATGTCTTAACAAGTTGCAGACACTCGAAAGCTCATATGACGACGAACAATCAATTAGAAGATGTAATGAAATACGTCTTAAAATTGATTCAATCTGTCTGAAAAGTGGGCTTGAGAAATATGTAACTGGTGAAAGCACATCTGGTAGTGAAGTTTTCCATTCTGTGGATAGCGATTCTGACGACGTTTCAACGACTGATGAATCACATGTTATCCAGAAGGACCTAATTGCCTATGTCGACCACAGTAATGTAGACTGTACTAAAATCCATCGACATAAGTGTTTAGGTTCGAAAAGAATACCAATTTGTTTCAGTGACGGGAGACCGGCTACTGGACCAAATGGTGTTCCACTTACTGAGAAGGTAATGTGTGGTAGAAACTTTGCCCATAAACATGTTTCTACTGTACATTCTTTCTTATGTAAGGAATGCGTCGACAATGGACGCGTTGAGGATTGGGACTTTATACACGGAGGTTCTTCCTTTGGAGCCCCCGATCAGAGAATTCCTGACATTATGCCAACCCATTATGATATCGTCTATGAAGGCGAATCAGAAGAGTTTAGGCAGAAAATCAGGAAGTTTTGGATCGAGGTAGCCATGGACAAGTTTTTGTCCTATGGAAGAACTCCTTGTGTAGTCCCATTACCTGATGACAACATTTATGGGTTACCATATATTGAAGTCGGAACTGGTTATGATCTCCTTAAAAATCATGCCAAAACCGTTTCAAAATGGGTAGCCTTGTTTGTTTTAGTTTGGTCGGTCAAACGCTTCTTCCGTAAGAACGAAGAAGAGAACCAAGAAGAACTTTGTTTTGCACAAAGTCCTAAAACAAATAGAACAACAGTTGTCAGAGCCAGAAAGGGACATGCCTATAGATCTGCCTCAGGTCAGTCAGGAAGTAAACAATTTTACTTTAAGATTGACGGAGACAGATACTTGGGCACGCCCATTTCTGGACAAATTTTCATGACGTATTATCATGCATTTATACGTGATGGAAAAATAATTCCAGATGGAACACTAGTAGAGGTGCACTACGATGGAAGGAAAGGCGTTTTCGCCTTTAATTCTGAGCTTGTGAAAGCTGACGTAGAGCACGACATTGCTTTTGTAATGTTCTCATGCAAGCAAATTCCCCAGTTTCCTAAGATATCATCCCAGTTTTGGACTGACGATGATGTTGAGGGTTTCCGTTCAACTTCTGGATGCATTACTGTAGACTCTCTTCCAAAATACATCACTGTTGCCAAAGCTAATAATAAAAATTATAGCTATGGTGAAACAAAGGTGGAAATGGATCAGTGTCTTATGTATAAGTATCCTACAGTTAGAGGAGATTGTGGTAGTATAATTCGTTCACTCGGACAATACTGCCCCAATAAAATTCTGGGAATGCATGTTGCTGGTGGTTCCAACGGTTACGATCACTTTGGTTTGTCTGTGATTGTAACTAAGGAGGATATAGAAAGAGCTCTTGAGTCTTTCAACGGAGGAGACTTAGTTGTACCTGACGACCTAGTCTTAACTGTTGAAGGGCCAGAAGTTGCAGAGGAGTTCCGGAGAATGCGCATAGAAATGCCATTCGAAGGACCGAATCTCGACGGAGTTGTTCCTATCCCCCCTGAGGAGGTTGTTTATCAAATTCGTAAATCGAAATTGACAAAATCAATCTTATCAGAATATCTTCCTGTGGAAGCAAAAAAATGCATGCCTTTGTTATCACCAAGGGACCCACGTTTAGGAGAAAATGTGGGAGAAGATCCCTTGATCAATATGGTTAATGATACCCTTTCAATTAGCCATAATGAATTGCAACCTGACCAGTTGCAATCCATTGATGAGATAACAGAGGAGGCCTTAAAAGATTGGAATGACAATCTTATATGGCCTGTTGGCAAAAGACAACTAACTTTTGTTGAAGCATTAGCTGGAATACCTGGAAAGCTATGCTCAATGAAAGTTGCCACATCACCTGGATACCCTTTGTGCAAGGTATCTAGGAAGAAAGGAAAGAAGGACTACTTCTGGTTTGATCAGAATGGTGACTTGGAATATTGTCCAGAGTTCCGGAAACAAGTCGAAGATGTAAAATCTAGACTTGAAAAAGGAGATCTTGACAATAGACGATTCATCGCCTTTCTGAAAGACGAAGTAGTAAGCCCTTCAAAGATTAGTGAACGTAGATGTAGAGTTATCTATTGTGGTGATCTTGTTGCAAATGTTGCTTATCGTATGATTTATGGTTCCTTCATCATTGCTTTTAACATGTCTAATGCAACGACATGTTCATCAGTAGGAATGAACCAATACTCTCACGATATGCATAAAATTTATGATTACTTGCGTGAAGTTGGAGACAACTTTGTAGCAGGGGATTATAAAAATTTTGACAAGAGAAGCCACCCTGATATCTTTACAGCTGCCTATTACATCACGTCGAAGTTGACAGAAGGTTTAACGACTCCTGAAGCTGATGAAGCGTTCGTAAAACAACAACGAACATCACCAGCTCAAATTGCAAACTGGTTAGTCTTCTTCAAGCAATCACAGTTTTCAGGTCTATTCTGGACCACTATCATTGGATCAATTGCTGCAGATTTGTATATTCGCTATGTGTTTTCCCGTTTATGTCCCTTTTTGACATTCAAGGAAAACGTAAGAGCGAAGATACTAATCGATGACCACATTTGGTGCTTCAGTGATAAGTGTAAAGAATTTATGACACCGTTTAAAATCAGAGATTGTTTGGCCACCATAGGACAAGTATACACTTCAGATGTCAAAACTGAACCATTAAAAGATGAATTCAGAACATTTGAAGAGATTACTTTCTTAGGTGCTCATCCAGTCCTTGTAAATGGGAAATACTGTGGAGCCATGAAGAAGGATACCCTTTATGAAACTTTGCATTGGACTCGTAACAAAAACCTTTCAATTATCGACGAGTGTAAGACTGTCATGGAGCTGAGTGCTGCATGGGGTCCTAAGTTCTACAAACAGTTCTGTACAGATATAAACAATGCTTTATTCTGTGCAGGATATGAGATGTTGAACTTACCATCCCATTCACACATGGCCCGTGTCATCGCTAATCGCACAGCCACTTCTGGAGCTGACTTTCCTTATGGGTTTGTTGCTCAAGGTCCCGAAAAATCCATCGTTCAAACTGGAAACAGTATGACCGTTGAGGGGACAATGAACAACTTACCTAATAAGGGACTCATTCAAAAATCTATGAATGAGGGTGAAGCAAATCTAGTTTATGGTACTGAATCAAAGATCTTGAGGACGACATTCAAATGGACGACATCCGATGTTGTTGGAAATAAGATATGGAGTACAGATCTGCCATTCGGATTGTTAGCATTGGGGGATCCTACAGGTCGCACTCTTCAAAACATGCCTTTTGAACATTTCCAGTTTTGGGAAGGTGACGTAACAGTCACATTCCTATTAAATGGAACTATTCAACAGAGCGGTTTGTTGATTGCGTACTTTGTACCCCTCGCTGCTTATGAAGTCGAATTGGCTAATGTCTTTACTCTATCTCATGTTTTAATGCAACCCGATAAATCGGCGGAATATTCCATTACAATTCCATTCAAGTATTTGAGAACAGTTATAAATACACAAGCTAGAGATACAGAGAGCTTAGGCACTCTGTATGTTACACCAGTTTCTTCCTTGAAGACTGGACCAACCCAAGATGCTGACGAAGTCAATATCTCAGTTTTGTCCAGTTTCCCAGGATCAAGCTTCAGAATCCCAAGGCCTTTGACAACAGTTGCAAAGCGTAATGAGAAATACGTCAATGCTTATGGAAATCATGAAATTCCAGATATTGTCAGCTTTGAGGGACCATTTGAAGCTCAGGGTAATTCGCAATCGAACTCGGTACAAAACGTCTACCAAGTAGGCGGTAATATGCCGATTCAAGAATTATCTGTGGGTACAACAGGTTCCGCAACGCAAGACATATCTCCGGATGTTTCTATTCCATTCCCTCTTGACAATCCTCCATTATGCTCAGGAGCTGTCCCAGTCGAACAGGCCTTTCCAGGTATGGCGGTGTCTAATGGCGTGAGACCAACTAGAGATCTGCAACTTTATCCAGCAGCTCTATCACGTCAACAGATGGAAATTTTCGATCCAGCAGAGACAAAAGTTGAAGCTCTCTTGGGTAAGAGGTGTTTATTGACAACAATTAAAGTTGATTCAGGGCAACCTGCTTCAACCGAATTGTTGAATATAAACCTTAATACTCGTATGGGAGTTGCAGAGGGTACAGGAATTCCTGTTAATGTTGTTGTTTTGAATAAATTTATCTTTTGGAGATGTGACATTGAACTTGATGTTGT